CCTTCTTGGAGAAGTAAGATGATCCAAGAGGCTAAGGTAAGTAAGTTTGTTGGTGAAGTTGGTGACAAGCTTTCAGATCTAGAGGTGGTTTGTGTAAATCTTACCGGCTATGCAACTCAATGGGGTTATACGAACATTTACACTTTTAAGGATGAGCATGGGAACTTCTTTATCTACAGAGGTAGCGTAGATCTTGCAGATAAATGGGTTAAGGTTCGTAAGGGTCACCGTGTAACTCTTGATGGTAAAATTAAGGAACATAAGCGTTATAACCCTAAGAACTTCGATGTTCTTTCTATTAAGCAAACAAGGTTAGAGCGAGTTAAAATTAAAGAAATTAAGGGAGCTGAGTAATGGCTAAATTAACTGAAGATCAAATGATTAAAATCATCAGAGCAAACACTATAGAAACTTGTACCGAACAACAGAAAACCCAAATCTATCTTTTTGGTTTTGGTGCAGAGTACATGAGACAACCTGATGATACGAAAGGTACGTTGCAAACTTATGAGGAGACAGAGTAATGGATACATTTAAGAAATTCTTTATATCATATGCCGATGAACTTTGGGTTGGTCGGCATAGAGACCAAACCGTAAATAAGCTTATGATGTTTGCTCATTATAAGAGATACGGTGATAAGCTTTTAACTGACTTTACTGCTACTGAGATAGCTGACTTTCTTTCCTTTATTAAGGAGAATAGAAAGCTATCTGAAAGTACCGTTAATAGGTATAAAGCTGCCATTAAGTCTGTCTTCACTCATGCTATGGATCTTGAGATTATAACCCAAGCTCCTAAGATTAAAATGAAGACTGAAAATACCGGAAGACCTAGGTCATTCACTGATGATGAATTACTTCAGATTAAGTCATTTTTTGATAGATCTAAGGAGCCTCGTATAAGCCTTTTAGTGACACTTTCAGAACAAACTGGAATGAGATTGGGTGAGATACAAGAGATAGGCTCCACGGCTCTTATTTCGCCTTGTAAACAGTGGTTAAAGCTGAAGAATACCAAGAACGGTGACGACAGAGATATTGCCCTGACAGACGTGACTAGAGACTGTGTTGAAAAGGTTGGAGTTGTTAAAGATTGGTTTTCTCATAAAGTCTTTTACCAACTATGGGATGAATGCCGACACCGTGTGGCACGAGGCGACAGAAACTTTGTATTCCATGTACTAAGACATACTTGTGCATCTAAGTTAGCTAATCAATTTCAAGTTAATACTCTAGTGATTGCCGATATGTTGGGTCATCGTTCCATTAAAACTACTCAGAAGTATGTTCATGTGAATAGCGAGACCAAAAAGTCTGTTGCAGAGTTAATGAGTAAAGGAGCTTAGTTATGGACGGATCAATGGAAACATCATTTTATGCTCAACCTACTAAAGTTAGGAGAGCTAAAGTATTTAAGATGCCTAATCTAAAAGAGGCACTTTGTACGACCAAAAGAAAACCCTCAGCTAAGACTTGGAAAACCTCTAAGAGGTTCCAAGTTTACTTTGGTAGTGCAACCCATCCTCTAGGTGGTTTGCGAATCATTTGGGCAGTAGTCGGTCTCAAATGGGTAAGGATATGCCATCCCATTTGTGGTGTTAGACATAAAATTAAACTTCAAGAATGGCAGAAACTCGACATAAAGGAGATATAGTAATGATAATCAATATCAAAAACATTGGACGACCTAAGAAGAGTTATGATTTAATATCTAAGAAAGTCTTTTTAGAAAGAAAAGTGTGGGAAGATTTAAGTCTTCTTGCCCATAAGCACTCCAAACTCTCATCAAGACAAGTCAGTATGGCGAGTTTAATTCGCATTGCAGTAGACGGATTATTGTCTACCTACAACAGTGGAAGGAGTGCATAGCAATGAATAATATTAAACAAGTGATGTTCACTAATAGCAAATCATCAAACAAAGATGTCCGTGAGCAATTTGCAAAGATAGCTACGGATGGAAACTCTTGCAAAGTATTTAACTTTGACGACATTATTCGTAAACCTGAGAAGAAAACTATTAATGAGATGCATGATTATCTGATAACTCAGTTGACACTTAAGAATGCCGACATGGAGCTTGAGGTTTACAAAGCTCGTCAGGAAAGAAGGACGAATAAGCTGCAGAGATACTTCAACTCAGGTGACAAAAGGTATTACTTTGCTCGGTTAATGGTAAAGGCAAAAGGAACAGACCGTTTCTACACAATAAAGGATATTGTAAACTCTCTTTACACAAATCGTCAGACAGTAGTGACCATTATCAAGGAAACTCATGCAGAAGGTTGGATTGACATTGTTAAACACAAGAACCGTACCATGTGTAGAGCATCTGACGTATTGTGGGAGGCTCATAGAGAGTACTCCATATGGAGAAAGGCACTGTCTCAGAAATTAACAGTTCCATCTATGTTAAAGTTAGTTCAATTTGAGGATTTAATGTCAAATGAATTGACAGAAGATTAGAGGTATCTGTCAACTTTACACCCCTTATGAAACACTCCCTAATTTAGTATAAAGAACTTGTGTCCACCCTTTAGAGAACTGGGTGATAAAATTAGGGAGTAGCATTTTGAACATACTAAATGAATTAACTCGTGAGAGACAGATGGTGACCGAAGGTCGTGATAGGTTTCTTAAGAGACAAGAGAAATTAACCACTACAACTTCTATACAAAATAACCCTCAGAAACTTATGTCTGAGGTTCAAGAGCTTGTAGCTGAGGAATTAAAGAAAACTATAGATAGCCAAAGTAAACTTAAGGGAAGAGCATTCTCTTGGTATCAGGACTTGAAGGAAGTTGATGTCGATATAATCGCTTACTCAGGTCTTACGACTATGTTTGATTCTGTAGGTAGGTCTATGACACTGACAAGAACTATCACGGCAGTTGGACATAAAGTTGAGATGGAGATCTTTAGAGCAAGGCTTAAAGAATATAATAGTCGTTTAGCTAAGAGGATTGAAGAGAAGGTTGTTAAAGACCACTCTAGTGATCGTTATCGAGTTAAAGCTGCTCGGTCTATAGCCTTCAAAAGTGGATTTAAGATAGATAAATGGGAAGATAAGAGGAAGGTTATTGTCGGCACACCTATCGTGAATGCAATTCTTAAGGTGTCTAACATCTTCGACATTTGGGAAGACACTCGGAAGAATAAAACAGTGAGGAAGATAGGGATTTTACCTGAGGCAAGTGACCGTCTAGCAGACTTAGACTTTGAGGCATCTTGGAGAGAGCCAATGTTTGCTCCTATGATTGTTGAGCCTAAGGGGTGGGATACCTTTGATAGTGGTTGCTATATGGATCAGGCATTAGCAGAACAAGTGAAGTTAGTTAAGGGATATGTATCGCCTCAACATCGTAAAGCTATTGAAAGAGGGTTTAGGAACGATACGATAAGACCGGCTATAGATGCCATTAATGCAGTTCAAAGAACTAAGTTAAAGCTTAACCCTATCATTGTAGAGGCAGTTGAGTGGTGTTGGTCTGAGGATAAGGAGATACATAACTTTCCTTTGAAAAACCACCTTAAATACCCACCTAAAGTAGACAACTTCGATGAGCTGAACGATGATCAGAAGAAGGGTCTTAGGATTAGAAACAGAAAGATTACGATTAAAAACAGAGAGATCGATGGCACAAGAGCCGTAATGCTCCAAGATCTGAAAGTTGCTAAAGACTTAATGCAATACGAAAACTTCTACCTTCCTCATAACTTTGATCACCGAGGAAGGATATATCCAATACCTCACTTTTGCCACCATAGGGATGATCATATTAGAGCTATGTTTGAGCTAGGTGAATCAAAACCAGTAGACCAAGAGAGCTTTTATTGGATCGCCATTCAAGTTGCAAACACCGGAGACTTCGACAAGGTTTCCAAGAAATCTCTTAAAGAAAGAGTAGACTGGGTTCTTGAGAATGACACGAAGATCATTGAGACTGGGTTAGACTACAAGAAGTCTTTTGAGTTTTGGTCTCAGGCTGATAAACCCTTTGCATTCTTAGCTGCTTGTGTTGCCTATACAAAATACCTTGTAGAAGGTGAAGGTAGTTTATCAGGGTTACCTATTAATCTAGATGGATCTAACAGTGGAATACAACATTACTCAGCGTCATCACTTCAAGAGGGTGACGGAGCTTTAGTAAACTTAATACCCTCAGATAAACCTCAGGACATTTATCAAGCAGTAGCTGATAAAGTTAAACACTCCTTAGATAGATCAGATGATGCCCTAGCCGAAGACTGGTTAAAGTTTGGTATTAGTAGAAAGCTAGTTAAAAGAAATGTAATGACATTCGGATATTCTAGTGAGGTTTATGGTTTTAAAGAGCAAATCATGGAAGACACAATGAAACCTCTCAGGGATGATGTACTGAGTGGTCGCCTAGAAGAACATCCCTTTGGTGAGGATGAGGGTTTTAAAGCGAGTAACTTTTTAGCAAAGCAAAACTGGAGTGCAGTCAACCAAGTTATAACCGGAGCCTCTGAGGGAATGAAGTTCTTTAAGACGCTATCTCGGTTATTAGCACATGAAAACAAACACACTAGATGGGTAACTCCTATGGGGTTTCCGGTTGTCCAGTCTTACACGAAGTTTACTACTAAGGAGATTAAAGTTTATCTTTATGATAGGACTTTGCAGAAGAATGTTAGAACTCAGATTTCATTAAGAGATAAGCCACTGAGGAAAGTTGATAAGACAAAAAGTGCCTCAGCTATATCACCGAATGTGATCCACTCTATGGATGCCTCACACTTACTTAAAACAGTGATAGAGGGTTTATACAATAACATCAGGTCTTTCTTTTTAATTCATGATAGCTTTGCCACAACGCCGACAGATACAGCTAAACTTTCAAAGTTAATAAGAAAAGCCTTTGTAGAAATGTATACAAATTACTGTCTTTACACTGAAGTATTGAAGGAAAATAAAGAACAATTTACAGACATAGATAAAGTTAAGCTCCCTGAGATCCCATCTAAGGGTGGTCTTGACTTAGAGGCAATCAAGGATAGTCGATACTGTTTCTGCTAAACTTGTGTCCACCCATTAGAGAAACAAAACCAATTTAAAAAGGAAATTAAATGCACCCTAGAGAAAAGGTCTTGGGGTTAGCTCGTCTATTGTTCGAGAAGGGATATTCACTCCCTGAAGAACTAGTAGAAAAAGCTGACGTGTACGGAGTTGATGTAACTGACTTTCAAATACAACAACAACCAAAAGAGCCAATATTAGAAAAGGAGAATAATTAATGGCAGAACAAAAAAGAACAGCCTTTGTAACACATAAAGGCACAGCTAAGTATCCGTGGTTAAATAAAGCAGATACTCAGTTCGACCCTGAAGGAGTTTATAAAACCGAACTTATGGTTCCCTTAGATCAGGCTAAGGCACTAATGGATTCATGCAAAGAAGTCGCCATGAATGAGTTTGGTAAGAAAGGCGATAACGCTAAGATGCCTTGGAAGACCGATGAGGAAACTGGGATGTTACTGATTAAAGCTAAGTCAAAGTTTCAACCTAAGTTTTACGATACTAAGGGAAACTTGGTCACGAACCCACCTAACTTATTCGGTGGATCTATCTTAAAGATAGGTGGATTAATCTCACCTTATTCAATGGCTGGGAATACCGGTATTAGTCTGAGGCTTACTAAAGTTCAGATTATAGAGCCAGTATCTCAAGCCGGAGATGATGGTGGTTTTGACGCTGAGGAAGATGGCTACGTCCACGATAATTCATCGTTTGTAGATGACATCAGCGAGGATGACCCAGTTGTGAAAGGTAAAAATGACAGTGCTGGTGCATCGTCCTATAACTTCTAAGAAAGGAAGTAAGGCAGCGTGGATAAGAGGTTATCGTTCAGGACTTGAAAACATAATTGCTGATCAGATAGCTAACGCTAATTTAGAGGTTATTTATGAGAAAGAGAAAATAGCCTTTGAATATCCACCACGAAAAACAACTTACACCCCTGACTTCAAGCTACCTAAGAAAGGTGGCTTTTTTTATGTCGAAACGAAGGGTCGTTGGCTCCCATCTGATAGGAAGAAACATCTTATCATTAAAGAGCAACACCCTGAGTTAGACATCAGGTTCGTGTTTAGTAATGCCAATGCCAAAATCTACAAAGGTTCTAAGACATCATATGCAGACTTTTGTAGTAGGCATGGCTTTGTATTTAGCCACAAGACAATACCTGAGGCGTGGCTTTTAGAGGGGAAATAGTTATGACGAGACCACGATGTAGAGAGTGTAAAACCAACTTTGCTGACGCTAAGGAAATGGGTTTATTTTACTGTGCAAAATGTTGGTTAAAGATATTTGCAAATAAGGGAGAGAGAAATGGAATTAATAGATCACAAGTCGAAGGAGATAAGAAAAACATCTTGTCCTGATTGTGGATCTTCAGATGCTAGGAGCATTTATGATGACGGACACACGCACTGTTACTCGTGTAGTAAAACCACGCAACCCAATATCACGAACTCTCTTATCCACTCTGTTCAGGCAAAGAAAGAAACAGTCAAAAAAGATTTACTCAAGGGCGAAGTTAAAGCACTTAAACACAGAGGACTAACTGAAGAGACTTGTAGAAAGTTTGGCTACCTAACGACAGAACTAGATTTAGAGTTAGCTTGTTATCGAGATGATAAAGGTAAGGTCGTTGCTCAGAAGGTTAGAGACTGTAACAAGAATTTTAGTATCACTGGTGATGCCAGTAAAATGACGTTATTCGGTTCCCACCTATGGTCTAACGGAAAGAAACTTGTCATATGCGAAGGAGAGATTGATTGTATGACAGTTTCCCAAGTTCAAGGTCATCGGTGGGCAACCGTTAGTATTCCAACCGGTGCAGCTTCTGCGAAGAACGCCATAAAGAAGAATTGGGATTACATTCTCGGTTTCGATGAATGCATTGTCATGTTCGATATGGATGAT